GACGGCCCCCGCCGTTGAAGCCAACCCCCGCCGGGACAACTTTGTCCAGTACTGGTCCGACAAAGCGGATCAGATTCCTGAGAAGTTTAACGATGCCGGGGCATGGTTTGACTCAATCCAAGAACTTGAAAGATCGTTCACGCAAAAGTCTCAAGAGAATGCTGAACTTCGCAAGCAACTGGAATCGGTGAGTCAAGCTCCCACAAAGGAAGAGACGGACCCCGTGGACCCGAGTACGTCTGAGGACGTTCCGGACACTCCCATGTCTGTCATCAGCAAGGAAGAGACAACTGAGGAAACCCCTGAAGCTCCCAAGGGGATCTCCGATTCAGACCTAGATCGCTGGCGTGACCGCTTTCTAATGAACGGTGGATCCCTTGATGACGACCTTCGGGCTGAAATCAAGTCGGCTCTCAATGCTCCCGATTCTCTGGTTGCCCAGATGGAGACGATGTACAAGGCTCAGATCAAGGAAGCCAATGAAGTCGCAGCCAAGGCCGTTGGCGGTGCTGAGACTTTGCAGGAAATCCTTGCGTACACTGAGAAGACATCGACCCCTGAACAGCAAGTGGCAATCACTAAGATGCTGAACAACTCCGAGACTTGGGAGACAACCCTGCTTGGCCTTAAGGCTAAGTACGAGGCCCGCCCCAAGTCCCAGGAGCCGGATCGCAAGTCCACTGGTGTTCCTTCGAATGCCGTGGCCAACCCGGTCCAACCGTTTGAAACCAAGCAGCAAATGTATGCTGCACAAGATGAGTACCTTAAGGCCGAAACACCCAAAGAACGCCAAGCTTTATACGATGCGTTCCAAAAGCGCCTTGGGGTAACCTATGCTGCAGGTGGCAACTCTCTTAATCACCTGCGATAATCCCGTCTCTTAGGACAGAGACAACTACAACGTACCCTATTGGTGTTCCCCCGCATTGCGGCAATGGAAACCTTGGATACAGTAGGTCATTTGTTGCGACCCCCGGTTTGGGGACAATCAATGCAAAGTGGAAGTCCTTAATTTATGAAGCCATAAATATAAAGGAAACAACAAATGGCTGACCTGAATGCTTCTGATCTTGTCTACCGCTCTGACGTAGCGGCTCAAACCTCTGGCGGTGCCGCTGATGCCAACAAGATGTGGCTCCCCGAGTGGGAGGGCATGGTTATGCGTGCCTACGACGAGCACAACATGTTTGAGCCCATGATCAACACCAAGACGATTTCGTCTGGTACTACTTATGAGTTCCCGATCACCGGTACCGTGGGCCTTACGGCTGCGTGGGCCGCTGGTGAGGAGCTTACTGGTGGATCGAACTCCGCCTCGACTACCTTTGCGATCAAGCTGGACAAGCGTCCGATCGCTGCTCACTTCGAGATTGATAACATCGACCTGATGATCACCCAGTGGGAGTTCCGCCAGGAGCTTGCCCGTCAAGCTGGTCTTCGTCTGGCCTACACCCGGGACCGGCAGATTGCTGCCTACTTCCTGCGTGCTGCGGCTGAGGTAACGCTGGCTTCGGATCCCCGTAGCCTGCCGAACTCGCCCATCTTCGCTGACGATGCCTTCATCAACCTCGGTGATGTCCACAACCTGGCCGGTGCTACTGCCGACCAGCGTACTGCTGCGGCTCTGAAGGCCCTCCGTGCGTGCGAGGACTTCATGACCTACCTGCAGGAGAACGACCTGCCGACCGAGGGTGTCTACCTTGCGGTGACCCCCAAGGCCTTCCAGGATATCCGCTCGCTCGGCATTGCCCGTGACACTGCGGATCTGCTTGGTGGTGCTGGTCGTCCCATGTTCGGTGGTGTTGCTGAGGCCGGTGGCCTCGGTGCTCCCCTGTCGCAGGGCATGCACAACATGTCGGACTCCATGGTTTACCAGGGTGTTACCATCATCAAGAGCAACCACCTTCCCGTCGTGGACTACGGTGCCGACGCTGCGAACGGTGAGACTCCGGTGATTGGTGAGGCTCGGTACAACCTCAAGGGTTCGTTCAACTCGACCGCCTCGGGCAACACCCGTGGTGGCTTCGGCGTTGCCGGTCTGATCTTCCAGCGTGAGGCCGTCGTTGGTCTGTCGCTGCAGGGCGTGAAGGCTGACACCGTCGAGGACGTTCGCCGGAACACCCAGTTCACCGTGGCCTCGTGCCTCAAGGGTACTGGTGTGATGCGGCCCGAGCTTGCCTCGGTCCTGTGCTCGGCCAACGACAACGACTCCGATGTCATCGGTGACGGCGCTTGGGCTTCCCAGGCTGGTGCTGACTACACCATCCTGCAGGAGGCTCTGGACATGACGCCCGAGTACGTCGTGACTAGCTGATAGCTAGAGACAACTAAATATACAGCCCCCGGCGTCCTAACGGACCCGGGGGTTCTTTTTCTTGAATTTATGGAGGACCTACAATGGGTGCAATTTCCGAATTACAGGCTATCAACCACATGCTAGAGGCCGCCGGTGAGTCGCTGGTTGCAGACCTTGATGGGTCTAGTGGCACTGATACAACCTTTGCCCAGCAAGTGCTGGACCGGTACCGCCGTGACTATCAGCTTCGCGGTATCTCTGTTAACCAGTTCTCGGTTGAGATCTATCCTGATGCCAATGGCCGTCTGTATCTCCCAACGGCTGACGAGGATGACGACGGTATCATTGATGCCGAGCTTCATTCTTCGCACACCAATGCGGACGGCTATGCCATCTACGCCAGAGTGCAAGGGCGTACACAGCCCAAGCTGTACAATGTTACTGATGACACAGACATCTGGGACACCACAAAGAAGTATCGCATTCAGTACACAAAGCTACTGAAGTGGGACAATCTTCCGACCACACTGCAGCGGGCTATCATGGCATCGGCTGCCCGGCGATACCAAGCCACGGTCATGGGAGACGCAGAGGCCGACATGTTCTTTGCCCAAGAGGAAGAGCTTTACTGGCAACTGTTCAAGGCTGAGGATACCCAGGATCGCAGGGCCAACCTGTTCCTGAATGGACCTGAGGGTATGCGTAAGCTTCACCCCAGGAACCGTGGCAGATTCCGGGATCCCAACGAGTTTAGATTCTGGAGGGGAACTACGTCGTGATTAACCGCCGCAAAGCCCAAGTCCTGACAACCACTATCCCCATCTTTAATCTGGTGGGTGGTGTGGGTCGCCAGGCTCCAAACAAAAGACTGCCCACCGAGGCAGAGAATATTGACAATGCCTTGGTTACTCTGCAGCGATCCGTTGAGAAGCGGCCCGGCTTTGAGTTGCTGTCTGGTTTGGATGACAGTGCATCCGAGGTCTACAACCTGCCTAACCTGTCTACCAGTGACACCGACTATTGGTACTATTGGTTTACAATCAATGAGGACAACCGGTACTTGATTGTTGTGAACTACAAAGCAACCCTTACAGATGAACTGCTTCGGATCTTCAAGATTGATGCGGATGGCCAAGGATACGTCGAGCAAGATAGCTCAGCCTTTAACATGTCCTCTCAATCCCTTGAGTACATTACCTACGGCAATGACACCTATGAGGCCCGCGAGGTTCTAAAGGGTGTAACCTTTGGTACCCAAGTACTTATTCTGAACACCAAGGTTAAGGCTGGGTTTACCTCTGCCGATGATGGCAATGGTAACTACTATACTTTCAATCTTGACGGTACACAGACTTCCAGCTTTGACTTCCTTGGTCCCAAGATTCAGTACTATACGTCTGTGGCCTATGACACCAGTGGGAATCCCTATACGGTTTCGGCTGGTGCCCACAATGACGCTACCATTCCGGTAGAGGATCTTACCAACAACGTGTTCCCTACTCAGCCTCAGGCTGTGGATGACTTCAGTGAGATTGAATTCCCTCCGTCCCTGAATGATTGGTACGTTCCCAACTGGTTCATTCAGTACACCAGTGGATCCGTGTCGGATGACAATCGCCTGACACAGATTGTCTTGAACAACCTACATGATCCTGACCATCCCTACTATGATGAGCTTGATGAGGACGAGACGGTGGCCTGGCCCTATGGTGGCCCAACCTTTGGTCTGACATTCCCAAATGGACGCGGTAAGATCTACTATGCGGCTGGTCCCTTCTTGACACAGCCCTCCGGTTACTACAGGATTGTCTCATTCGAAGAGAACAAGACCTATGATGGAGGGTCATGGGCCACGGATGCCGTAGGTAAGTCCCGACCTTACACCCAGCGTGTACGCACACCGGACGCCCTGTCGGTTATCGACAAGTATCGCATGCCCCAAGCCCTGAAGTTAGAGGGCGGGTCGTGGTCCTTGGATCCGATTCCGTGGAAGCCTAGGCTGTCCGGCGACACAAACACCAACCCCGGACCCTCGGTGTTCTCTGACGTAGACGGCAATGCTGTCCAGTCTGAGATTACCAGCATGGCCGTGTTCCGTTCCCGCCTGTGGATGTCCTCAAGGGACAAGGTATTCAGTAGCCAAGTCAATGACTATGAGAACCTTTGGATTGAGGATCCCACCACTATTGTGGACACGGATCCCATTGATGTCACGGCATCTACCAACAGCTATGCTGAGATCCTTAGCATGACTCCATTCTCAAACTACTTGTTCATCAACACCAAGGGTGACATCCAGTTTGAGTTGTCTGGATCAGAGAATAGAATCACTCCGTTCACGGCAGAGATGTCCCCGACGACATTCTACTCGACGGCACCCCTGGTTAATCCCGTGCTGATGGGATCCCAGATTTACTTCTTTGATTCTCGTCGGTTGTACTTGTACTTCTCCGACATTGCCTCGTCTGTTAATTCGTCTGTTGAGGTCACAGAGCATTGCCCTGATTACCTACCGGACAATTACCGGGCAATTACCGTAGCCGCACCACAGGATATGATCATTGCAGTTGATGACGATAACCCGAATAACCTATACATGTATGTCAACAAATTCTCGGGGGACCGTGTCATTCAGAACTCTTTCTTCCGATACGTTCTGGATGAAGGGTCTGAAGTCGTTACCACCAGAGCCTTTGAAAATTACCTGTACGCCGTTATCATCCGAGATGGACGATTCTGGTTGGAGCGTACTCTCCTACGAAAAGAAGACAACAAAGTACCGCGCATTGATCACTACGTTAAGGTTACCCTTGGAGTTGGCAATTCGTCTTACTCTGGAGGGACAGGCATCACAACCTACGTCCTTCCTTGGGTAGACACCAGCATCACTGAGGTTATCCTTGGCCCCGAATGGGGAGAGCTTGAGAACCTTAGGGTACCCGTGGATTCCATTTCCACTAATGGTACCACCACAACCATTACCGTCAGTGGTGACAACTACAGTTATACCGGGGCCACTACGCCCACCGTGTACTTTGGTCACTCGTTCAATATGAACATCGAGTTGTCCAAGCAGTTCTTCCGTTCCGAGGATGGTAACATTGTGGATGGCTTGCTGTCCCTGAGGTCTATGGTGACTCGTCACTTTGAGACTGGGGACTACAAGATTGTGGTCACACGTAACGGTAGAGCAGCCACGGTAACAGAGTTCAACAGCCAGATCCCCGATGGATTGCAGGACACCCTGAGTCTGGACATCACGGAACTGGAAGGCGAGCTTGTATCTAAGCTGTTGGGCATGGCCGATGACCTAGTCATTAGCATCCAGTCCGACTATCCGACACCGTGTAACATCACACACATCGAGCTTCGTGGTAAACTGAAGCGTTCCTATAGCACATTGAGGTAATCATGGGAAGCACAGACGACCTAGTTTTAACCCAAAGCTCGACGGAGCTTCCTCTGGATTACTCGGCAATCAACCTTATCCCGGGTGTTGCTGACACTGACCAGCTTGCGTTCCGTCGAGACTTTACGATTGATCCTGCTTATGAGGTAACCGTGGCGGACAAGAGACGCCTTGGTATTATCCTTAATTCATGGGTCACAATTAACTCGACAACAAAGACCATTGATGCTGTGAACGTGCCGTCTGGATATCAGGTGGTGCTGGATAATGGTACTGTGTATACCCTGCCTGACTGGTGGGAAAACAACCCGGTACTTGGCGAACAGACTTTGTTTGTTGATCGCCAGTCCCCCATTGAGGATCCTCTGGTAACCTGGAGTGCAGGCAGCCGCCTCACCAGTAATCAGCTTAACCTTGAGGTATCCCAGCTATTGCATCTGATCCAAGAGGTTCAGTCTGATGTGGACAATGCTGTTATCCTGTTGACGGATGGTGGCACCACAGACGGTCCCTACTTGGGCGGTATTCTGGACATGCAGGGATTCCGTATCATCAACCTTGGTTTACCAACCGGGGATAATGATGCGGTGTCCAAGGCATTCGGTGCGGCAACATACCTGAACAAGACCACGGATAAGAACATTGCTGGCGGATGGGTAGCCTTGGATGGATCCACTAAGATCCCTTCGATCTACCTGCCGGATCTAAGCACACTTGGAGGGGCATTCTTTGCACAAGAGTCTGCTCCCAGTGTGGACAATGCTCCGGGTTCCGTGTGGGTCCAACTGTCAACCAAGGATGTCTACGTCCTGTATGACAACGATGATGACACACTGTTGGAGTGGACCCTGGTCTATTCCTCCACGGATCCCGTGGTATACAACGTGGCAACATTCTTCCAGTCCTCGGCTCCCACGGATGCTACGTATGGGGCAGACATCCCCTTTGCGTCTCTGTGGTTCAACACGACGGATGGCTCGTTCTATCGCCGTATCGAGGATGACAACGCTGCCGACAGCGGCTATTGGGTAGACTCTAGTGGTGCCGATGGTGCCCCTGCCTCCCAGTCTGCTATCCTGTCTACGACTGCTCCCTCTAGCCCGGCCTTGGGTGCCATCTGGCACAACCCCAATACGGGCAAGACATACGTCTATTCCTCTGCTAATAATGGATGGGTACAGACATGAGTTTTCCTGCTGGCCCAACTAATGGGCAGATCTTTGAACTAGACGACATTGAGTACGAGTACATCGCTGCTCAAGGTGTGTGGAGAGCACGGGCCGCACAAACATCTGACGAGATTACATACAACCCAGAGAACTGGATCCTTGGTGGTACTCCTGGTAACGTAAAGGAGGCCATTGATTCGCTGTCCCAAGCAGCCCTGTTCTCTGGAGAAGGTGTGTCCTTTCGCGGATTCTTTGATCCCACAGATCCCCCGGCAGATCCGATTGGGCCGGGACTTGGAGATTGGTATCAGATTGATCCCTCCGGAAGCCTAGCTGGTGCTTGGCCCACAGACACCGAGGACATCACTAATGCTACGGCCATGACACAGGGCGACATTGTTCGCTATGATGGCACGGCTTGGCGTCTGATCTCCGTGGGTGGTGGCGGGGCCACGTCCCTTGGGGATCTTAGCGATGTGTCTGTTGGCTCTGCGGTCAATGGACATTACCTGAGATTCAACGGCACCTCTTGGCAAGGCGGGTTCATCAGTTGGTTTGATATCATCTCACTGCCCACCTTTGTTGAAGAGCTTGCGGATCTTAGCGACTGGCCTGCTTCGCTGAACGACCTCAGCGATGTCAATGCCTCGATTACTAACGAGTCCCTGCTGTATAAGAAAGCGGGTAACTATGTTGGTTCTGGTGCTCACAATGCCGGTGACCTGATCTACTTTGATGGAACAGACTGGGTGGCCTTGCGTCCCCCGGTGTCTCCCTCGGAGGATCAGGTATTAATTTGGAATGGTACTACTTGGGAATTCCGAGACGTTAGTACCACAATTGGAGGTACTCCGTAATGGCAGCAATCTTTCCCGCTGAGGGTGGCCTGACATTTGGTGACACCTTCACACTTGGTTCCGTAACCTTTGTCTGGACCAACGATGGATCCGGCGAGGGTTACTGGAAGAAGAGACCGGTTACCGCAATCCAGCTTGATGCTGGGGACACAGAGATTGTGTTCTCCACCAACGGTGCGGTGACTGGTAACCAGAACCTGGTGTTTGATTACACTGATAATACTTTGAAGGTCACGGCCAACACGGGCCAGGTCAGCGATTACCTTGTGGAAATCATCGACAAGGATGGTAACAACTTCAACTCCATCAAGCCCTCCGGGTTATTCGAGGGAGAGGTAGCTAACGGTACCATTTTTGCCCGTGTGGACGGCGAGTGGGTAACCATCCCCACACCGCTGGCTGCATACGTGCAGGGAGCTACACCGACTACGGTGGACGTTGTAACCAACTCTCTGTGGTATGACACAGATGATCGTACGTGGCACTATTTCAATGGTGCTGCGTGGACCAAGATGTACTCTTTGGATTATGTCACGGTCACCCCCGGACCCGCCCTGAATGCAGACGCCAGTGGAGACTATGACAAGGGCGACCTTGTTATCTTTGAAAGTGGGACCGGGGCCTCGGCTACACGGGACCTGTACATTGTCACGGCTGGTATCGATGGGTCCGGCATCAAGTACATTCCGGTCGGTGGATACAAGCATGACTCTACGTTCATTCGTAAGTCGGCTTCGTCCACGGACTCCAATGAGATCGTGGCTACCGATAGTACAACTCCCTTAACTATCGACGGCCAAGGTAACGCCGACTGGACTTTCCAGCTTCTCAAGAATGGCTCGGCCTTTGCGGGCTTTGCTGCCGAGACTGGGTTGCACAATGACGGCTCATACATTCACTCGTGGGACGGTAACACGCTGAAGGTAGACCTACTGGGTACTGCCACGCAGTCCGTCCTTGTTGATCGTGTAGGTACCGTAACGGCTCTGCAGCCGGGTCTGACGATTGACAACTCCGGAGTTACTTCCCTGAGAGCCGGTGGTGTTCGTGTTGTCTCCCCCATTGGAGATAACTCTGTTGTCAGTCTGGCAACTACTCAGTCCACTCCCCAGTTTGAGATCACCCACAGTGGTGGCCAAACCTTCTGGGAAGTAGCGGCTGATGGCCGGATTACCCTGAATGATGGCACACGGAATACCACCACAGGCAGAAACAAGACTGCACTGTGGGCAGATTACCGAGACGGTATTACCTCTGGTGGCCAATCATGGGACTATGATGCCCTAAGGATTGACCTGCCCAGTGGGACCAACTACGGTGTCACGGATAACTTTATCCGGCTGCTGCGTGGTAATGCTGAGCAGATGACCGTCCGCTGGGACGGCACCGTAACGGCCAAGGCCTATGAGTTTACCTCAGACCTGACACTTAAAAGTGGGGTGGATTATCTCAATACATCCAAGCCGATGTACTCTGGCCTGAGCAATGTAAAGAAGCTGAAGCCGGTGTCCTTTGCCTACAGTGACACCCCAACAACTACGACCATTGGGTTTGTGGCCCAGGATGTCGAGAAGGTTATCCCCTCGGCAGTCCGAACGGACCCTGACACATCCCTAAAGTCTATGGACATTGTCCCCCTGATCGCCTCCCTTGTGTCGGCTGTGCAAGAACTCAGCGACCGGGTGGACGCACTGGAGACCTGATATGTCTAAGCTACACCAACTAAAGGATGAGTTTATTGACGCTCTCCTTAAGGACCTGAATGATCCTGAGAAGGATCCCCGGGTCTACGAAACAATTCGAGCATTCCTAAAAGACTGGAAGTCGGAGATTGACAGCACCCTCGATGTACCCACGGTAGACGAGAATGCCATGCCTCCGGCCCCCTTCAAGATCAGGGAAGCCTGAGTTGCCCAGCAAGGGGCCAGGAATGGCCTCTGCTGGCTTTGAACAGAAAAACCGTATCACCCTACGTCTGAGGCGACAAAGCCCGTACAGGCGATCCTAGGGCCATTACAGAGGAACCTAATATGATCCTAACAGAGCACCAGTATCGCATTGATACGGACCTAATGTCTAATGAGATTCCAAAAGAAGTCAGAGAAGATTTCAGGAATCACCTTTATTATTGCTTCAAGTATATTCTCAGGACAGAGCCAACCCCGGTCCAGTACGAGATGGCCGAGCGTCTCCAAAGGGCAGACGAGGACTTCCAGCTACAGGCCGGTCGAGGCTTTGGCAAGTCCACGGTCACGGCCTTCTTTGTGTCGTGGCTGTTGGCCCTGAATCCTGACTGTACGGTGATGATCCTGTCGGCATCCTCGCCCAAGGCCATCTCCTTCATCTCGCAGGTACGCAAGGTGTTTTCCTTGGTGCCGTACATGAAGCACATGGAACCGGACAAGGACGTTACCGACAATGCCTATGGGTTCAACGTAAAGACCCGGCAAGTATACAACCAAGACCTTAGTGTATTCGCCAGAGGTATCAACTCGTCTAACACGGGATCGCACGCCGACTGGGTTATCTGCGATGATATCGAAGTAGAGAAGAACTCGGATACCGCCTCGGCCAGAGAAAAGCTGTTCAGCCGTGCTGCCGAGATCGAGCAGATCCGCAACCCTGGCATGGGCGGTGTAAGAATCCTTGGGACTCCGCAGACCATTGAGTCTGTGTACCTTAAGCTCAAGGAAGCCGGGTACGATGTCATCAAGTTCCCGTCGATCATGCCGGACCTTGGCAATGCCTTTGCCTGCATGGATGTGGACCCGTATATCCTTGGGCTTGAGCTTGATCCGGGCATGCCTACGCAGCCCGAAAGGTTCTCCCTTGAGCTTCTGATGAAGCGTAAGGCCAAGATCGGACCCACTAAGTTTGCTCTGCATTACGAACTAGATACCACGGGTGCGGACCAAGCAAAGTTCCCCCTAAGACTGGAAGACTTAATAGTCATGGATGTTGATCCAGAGCTGTTTCCAGAAAAGGTTATCTGGCATCGTGGTGAGCCCATCAAGGACATTGGATGCTATGGTCTGAACAATGACCTTATCTACCAGCCCATCATTCCTGGTGACAAGTACGTTAAGTATGTGTCTACCGTGTTATACATTGACCCCTCTGGCCGTGGTGCAGATGAGACAACCATTTGTGTTGTGTCCTTTGTGTCTGGTTATTGTGTGGTCCATGAGCTACTTGGATATGATGGTGGGTATGACCATGAAACCTTGGTAAAGATTGCCAAGGTTGCACACGATTACCAAGTGGATGCTGTGTATTACGAGTCTAACTATGGTGATGGTATGTTTGGTCAGATCTTTGTCCCTGTGTTGAAGTCCATTTATCCCAACTGTGGGCTTGAGGAATTCAAGGTAAAGGGAAATAAAGAGAACCGAATCTGTGATACCCTTGAGCCTGTGATGTCTCAGCATCGGCTTGTGATGAACAGACGAGCTATCAAGGATGCAGAGACACAGAAGCAGATTACACGAATGGCCCGCAAGCGTGGCTCTGTGTTACACGATGACCGTGTCGATGTCCTGAGTATGGGCGTGAGACACTTCACGGAGTACATGGATCTCACGGTAGATGAATTCATTTCAAAGTCTCGGAAGGCTGAGGAAGAGGCTCAGATCCAAGACTGGTTGAATGACGAAAGACGGGCCGGGTCTATCCTTGGGGGTAGAATGTCTGGTGGAACCAGAGTAACTAACCACGATAAAAAACAGAACCAAGGAAACTCCTTTGGTTCACGTAGAACCTGGAGGTAAATATGGCCGCTGGACTAATGCTAGGACTTGGGCTTGCCAATGGTGTACTGCAAGGTATTGCCGGAAGACAGCAAGCCAATGCGCAGGCAGCCATTGCGGAAATGCGGCAGAACAATGCCAACTTTCAGCAGCAGCTTGAGATCGACAGACAAAATAGAAACATCCTAAGGCAGTTTGAAGATGCCTTGGTTTATAACAAGCGGCTAGAAGATGCCGCCATTCGAGACAGAGCCAAGGCTGAGCTATCCCTTGAGGACAGCTACACAAACGCCAAGAGCCAGTTCTCTCGCCAGACACAGCAGACAAATGCTGCAATGATTACTACCTTTGCTGGTAAGGGCGTGGATCCCAACAGTGGATCCGCCCGTGCAATCCTTAGGTCCAACCTGTCAAACGCCGCTTTGAACATGGTGACTCTGAGTAAGAACTATGCAGACAGTCTGGAAGATATTGAACTGGGCTATCAGAATCGACTTAATCAGCGTGCTGATACCAGTGGTGTGGGTCTGGTTTCTTTTATTCCTAATACTACACCTGTCGCCAATGGAGGAAGCTCTGCACTGATGCAGGGTATCCTTGGTGGTGTACTTGGCGGTCTCCAAGGCGAGGCCAACATGGGTTCTGAGGGTCTATTCGGATGAGTAACTTTGACAGACTGATGGGGATTGCCAATAGGTCCGGCCTGGTTTCCAAGGAGACCAAGAAGGATCCTGCGGTGTCCCTTGAGATTGAAAAGAATAAGAGACTACTTGATGACCTGCGATCCACCTATGGTGATTCTACTGAGGTATTCAACAAGTGGAAGCAGGCTCCGTTCTCTTTGAACGAAGACACCAAGGAATATTGGTGGAGCACTTACGAGTCCTTGAATCCTAACGACACAAAAGAGGAACTTCAGAATCAGATCCGTCAAGGTCTAAACGAAAAGAAGACCCTGGTTGAGAAGGATTACTTTCTTCGTGAGAGCTTTTCCAAGATGCCCAAGTGGGTATCTCAGGAATACGAGAACGTCTTTGGAGCCGTGCAGCAAGGCCTGACCCGGCAGCAGATGTTCAAGTCCGAGGCTATGTACCAGCGTGACCTGCAAGGTCGCTTGTCTAAGTTTGCTGGTACTGGTCTGGATTCAGACGTTCCTTCGACACAACACGCACAGGACTTTGTCCGCCTTGAGCGGCTGAACCTGCTAGACGTTGCTGCCGTACAGAACGGACGTGTCGGTGTCCTTGATTCACAGGACAGATTCCGTCCCGCCTATACTGTCAGTAGCCGAGGCGACGTGTTCGAAGAGGATGCCTATGGTGAGATCCCTGAACAGGAAGACCTACTGATCAGCAGCCTTGCACCGTCCGTGGTGCAGCCCTTTGTTGACATGGAGCTAGAGGTAAACCGCACAAAGGCGGTGGACTCCAGCAACGCTTCCAGCATGGTTATCCTAAATCTCCTTCGAGAGGGCAAGGTTACCAGAGACAAGTGGGACTCAGCCCTTGCCAGTACCGAGGGCATCGACCTTGGACAAGGCATGCAGGCGATCATGGAAGGCCAAATCAATTCCCGACAGGCCAGCACAAAGAAAGAAATTGCTTCGCTGGCCTTTGAGTTGGCCAAGCGTTATGGAGACTTAGATGCCCAGACCGGTTAATGACCAGACCAAGACACGGGATGTAATCCAACCCATCAGTCCCTACGAGGTGTCCCCGTCTGGTAATCAGGTAACTGAACAGCCGAGACGAGACCAGACCACCTTGGACCAGCAAATTGTACAGCCTTCTCCGGAAGAGATGATCAAGATGACTGATCCTGGTATTGACTGGGCCAGCCTTGGATCCCAGGCTCTGGAGCTTGCTGGTACCTTGTATGTGAATGGTATCAAGAAAAAGCAAGACCAAAGAACAGCCGACCTTGTTGATGCTCAGCAAGACTTTAAGGATGAGATCTACAACCTTGATGTCAACATCCAACAGGCCCAGCTTGGCCGTACGCCGCAGGGGTTTGATTCGCCTGACGACTTCTTAGAGAAGGCTCAGACATACACCGACGAACTGCAGAAGCGGTATCGCCAGCGTGCAGAAAGCATCATTGGCAACCACAAGCAGGAGGACATGTTTGGTGTACACGACCCGGAGTTTGATCCCACCAAGCTTGATCCCTTTGAGCGTGACCTGACGGCTAACAGCCGTGACTTCTTGCTGAAGGCAGAGTATGATGCTTTGTCGGCCAAGGGTAAGCTGGCTGAGGTAATGGTCAAGCGTGCCGAGGAGCGTAGGTTTGATGAGATGTACAATAACAAGGCCCTGTCTATGGAAGAGGGTACAAAAGAAACCTCTAGACGGTTTGCCAATATGTACCTCTCTGTTCGCTCCGATGATCCTCAGCTTGTTACTGGTCTGATCCAGCAGCTTCCTGAGGATGTTGCCAAGCAGTTACAGAGATTCCAGAACGAAGATGGGTCTTACGATGAGGCCGTCCTTGGCAGTCCCTTGCTACACGTCAGTGTTTCTCGCATGCTGTTAAAGTATGGAGTACCTGACTTCCTGGAGCGTGACATCCTTGCACTGACACGGGGCCAGCTTGATGCTGGTACCTTGGCTTCTGGTGTGGTCACAGCCTCCCTTGCACAGCTTACTGACATCCAGATGAAGCAGATGGATGCAAACGGTAACGATATTATCCGTGTTGGTATTGCTAGAAACCTAGCCATTCGTGGTATGTCTCCTATGGAAATCGCTAGGGAGACTGGTCGAATTCAGGATTCGTTTATTAAGAACCTGAACGACAATATGACCAGGTTTTCCAATGATCCATCGGATAACAAAAGCGTAGCTATTAACGAGTACGCTTCAATATTTGTTGGGGAGAAGGCCGGCATCTACCGCATTCCTAAAGAAATGCAGCAGACTATCTTCTACGATAATAACTTCCGGCAGATGGTTGTACAGGCCGAAGCCTTGCGTCTGGCTAATCCCAAGATGGATTATAGAGAAGCCCTAACTACAGTTATGGGAGACTACAGCAACGCTGGGCTTATTCCTGTAATGGGTCCCTCGGGTGTACAGACTATGTACCTCGGTGCGGAGCTTCGAGGAAGAGTTGAGGACTATGTTAGAGCACAGCGAGAATATGGCACCGGAGATCTTCCCAACGGTGGTAGATTTTTAAAGCTAATACAAAACGAGAATAATGTTATTGAATACGAGACTCTAACAGGCAGAGACTTTGAAAAGCTAAGTATTGGAGAACAGTACACTACAGCGCTGTCTCAAATGACCCTTGATAGTATTCGATACTCCGTCAACATTACCTCGCTTGAGGAGTTTGATCAACACATTGATGACATGCGGGCTACAATCGACATCCACCTCGGTGAGGTTGGGGAGTCCCCAGAAATTACTGACCTTGTTATTGAGGCGGTAACTGGGGGATTTCCCGAAAAAGGGGATAATCTAGAGGCTTTTACCTACGATAGAGACGCCTACTTACGCGGCACAATCTTAGCTAATCCTAATGTTCTGGCTAAGCTTATGGAGTTTGGTATTGTAACTAATGGAGACGTTAACGTACTAGAACGAGTAGCCAATGGACAGGCACTCACACCAAACGATAGAGCCGCTTATTTTAAAATGCTAAAGCAGGCGGTAGACTCTACTAAAATCCCCGCTATTGTAGGGTGGGGTTTGTCTATTGTTGGTGGCATGTCTTCACTTGAGGAGGCCAGATTTTCTGAGGCCCCTCCTGTAGCAATCAGTGCTATTCCGATAAAGGTAGCTGACGGTTATTTTAACATTCTACCGTCGCCCATTCCAATCTCGTCGGCGTTCACACGTCGATAAGCAACTTACTTATGGCATGCCCCGTGGCGTCCCCAGAGGAGTTTAAATGAGAGATCGTTCAATTACCCCGGTGTACTTTAACTCGGGTGCTGCAAATCCGTTCTTTAATCTAGAAGATCCCAAGATCTATTTCAACGCTGCCCGTGAGTCCGAGCTACTTCGGTCCTTTGGTGGTGTCCTTCCGTTTGATGTAACGGATCCACAGTTTCCCGATGTATCCGAGGCGGGTCTGTTAGATCCCAACTCCTTCAGTCTGTATGCCCCCAAGGTTAACTGGTTTGAGGCTGCAAAGGCCCTTGAGTTTACCATGCTGCAGGACCGCTGGAATGGTCTGTTCTTTGGGCAGACCGGCGGTATTAACCAAGAGATTGCCGGCTTTGAGGATGTCTTTCAGGATCCCATGGGTCGTGAAAACGTTGTTCAACAAGCCACCGGTAACCCTGGGGACAACCTGATTGCTACGGCCATCGAAGGTTTCCGGCAGGGAGCTAATCCCCAGCGCAGTCTGGGCCTGGATGTCCAAGGCGAGCTACAGGACAAAGCACAGCAGCTTATGGTTCTGACGGCTGACTTCTTGTTTGGCCAAGGCACCATGCAGGGCGAGGCTTACAAGCTTGGTAACGCCATCGAAGGCTTTGCTCCCTTGCTGCGAGACGGCAGTGCGGTAGACGAATCCTTCCAAGAGTGGCTTGATGATCCGTCGATGACGGGTCCCGGCTTTGAGTCACAAAGCTATATTGCCACCAAGTACCTTGACAACAACCCGATGCTGACTGCCTACCTGAACCAGGCTGGCATTAAGCCCGAGGACTTTGCTGGGTTCAAGACTGTGCAGGCTGCGGAGTTCTTCCTGAAGAAGGCTGTGGTTCGCCAGTCGCTGGCCGACAGAGTAGCGGCTGGTACTCCCGGTGATGGTATGCTTGGTACCTTGGCTGTCATGGGTGTGGGTCTGCCGGATATCATCCTGAACGATCCTGATATGTATGCTATTCCGGTAGACATTGCGGCAGGCTGGGCCATTGGTCAAGCTGCGGGTGCTACGTTGGGTGGTGCCGTTGGTGCAGCCAAGACTGCGGCTGGTATTGCTAACACGTCCCGACGTGCCTATAGAGTCCTTAGAGGACTTGAGGTAGCCAAGGATCTGGCACAGTTCCAGTGGGCATGGAATAGAAACATGTCCGTGGTTCGTAACCTGTCGATCATGAGTGCCATGGGTGCCGTGCAGGGCTTTGGTTCTGACATTGCAGACCAGAGACAGCGGATTGCTTTTAACGCGGCCACTGGTATGCTGCCCGGTGTGGCCACGACCTACCAGATTTCCGAGGGACTTATGGCTTTGGCCATGGGTGGTACACTTGGTGCTGGTTTCGGTGGTGCCATGGCTGCGGTGTCCAAGGCTATGGTACACGGTGCCGAGCCGGGGCGTGCTACGGCTGCCAAGCTTCAAAGAGATCGTGTACTTAAGCGATACAGTGATGCCTCAGAGGAACTGGCTGACAACATTAACCAGTACCGTGTCAAAGATGGCGTACTGCAGACACGCGAGGATATCGGTAGGTTCATGCTGCAGAACGGCGTGACCTCTGAGGGTGTGGCTGCCATGGCCCTGCCCAACACGGGTGAGGTATTCTCCGTGGCTAAGCTGTCGGAGAACGTAGCTTCTATTCGTAAGGCGGCCAACGATCTAGCACGGCAGACCCAGGAGTTACCGAAGGCTCAACGAAAGGCCAGACGCAAAGAGCTTACCACAATCATTCGGCAGACAGACGACCTTGAGATCAAGAGTCGTGTAGCTGATGAGGCCATTGCTGAAACCCGGGCTTCGGCTGCCCCGGCTGCTACGGTAAGGCAGAAGGCTCGGCCCAAGTACGATCCCAAGCCCATCGACACGGAGGGAACTCCCACCGAGTGGGCCAGGATCCGAAAGCGTGTCTCTAAGAAGTCTGATCAGCACAAGAAGATCCTTGACAACCTTGAAGGTACAAGCAGCATCTCCCCGCTGGGTAAGACGCTGGCTGCTTTGGCATTGGAGAACGAGGACCTCAGCTTCCTGAAGGATGTGCAGGTCATGCCTGCGGCCCTGGCTGGTGCTGAGGTTACACCAGGCTTTACCCCGACCAAGCGTGGGGGTGTGCTTAACTTCAACCGAACAGATAGTACACGCCGAGTGCTGGATGGGCTCGATGATATGATGGCTGCCGACCGCACGGCAGACACACAGATGGGTGCGGCCATCAAGGAAGCCCTGGTTGTGGTCCACGAAATCGGACACGCCATGTCTTGGAAGACAGATGCCAAGTGGCGTACCGAGCTAATGGATACCTTTGTCACTCTTAAGACTCAAGAGCGTGGTAAGGTCTCCGATGTAATCGAGGCTCTGTATGCCTCGGCGGTAGACTACGATCCCGCGAAGGTCGAAGACTTTAGGCGGTATGCCGAGTCTGACCCGGAAGAGATGTGGGCTCACCTGTACAGTGTGATGATCTTTGATCGTAACCTGACGCAGGACGTGCTAGACGGTGTGACCAAGTTCGACAAGAACCTGGCCGTCAAGATCTACCGTGGTATCGTGGCCCTTGGCCATGACATTATCCGCACCTTCAACGACCTTAGGGCCAAGCTGTCCGGCAAGTGGGCTCCGTCCTTTGCTGATTACATCTTTGAGTCGGCCAAGTCCAACGTCAAGGAAGTCATGGCTGGTACACGTACCGCCTTGTACGAAGTGCAGGACCTGCAAACTCTAAGGGCTGCACTGCCTGAGGGAACTGATCTTGGTGCTGTGGGTAAGATGGATGACATTGACACCGAGCTTGCTCAGGCTCTGGCGGTGGCGTTCACGGATCCACGGGGCTTCGAAGCGGGCATTGCTGCCCTGCTTGAGGTTGCCAAGGATCTGGACAAGGGAGCCAAAGGTACACTGAAGCTGTTTGTGCTTCCTCGTGTGTCACTTCGACAGGCTACTGATCTGGAGAACCTGGCACTGCGGGCTTGGCTGGCCGTCACAGAGGGCAAGCA